TCTTCCTCCCACCATGTGTGACTCTGGCTAGTGCCTACCACCGAGAGGATGATGGTGATGGCTGGACGTGGTGCTGCCCCCAAGCCCGTCCTCTCCCGGGCGAACGACCAGGCGCGACGGGATGCGGCCATCGCCAAGATCAGCTCCGACAACGTCCTGCGCGGTCCTGCCCTTCCCTCCGGCGACTGGCCGGATCGCACGAAGTCGTGGTGGAAGACGTGGCGCACATCCCCGATGGCGCAGACCTTCGGCCAGACGGACTGGGACTTCCTCCTCGACACCGCCCTGCTCCACGCGGAGATGTGGAACGGCAACCTTTCCGTGGCTGCCGAGCTGCGGATCCGCATGGCGAAGTTCGGGGCCACACCCGAGGACCGGATGCGGCTGAAGATCAGCATCGACACCGAGGCCGACGCGGCGAAGGAGACGGTGCAGGCCATGCCGACCGACCGTCGCCGCCGTCTCCTGCGAGCCGTGAACGATGGCGCGTAGGGCCAAGGTCGTCACCCTCGGCTTCTCCGCGATCAGTTGGATCGAGCACTACCTCGTCCACGGTCCCGGCGACGTGGAGGGCGAGCCGGTCGACCTGGACGACGAGTTCGCGGCGTTCATCGTCAAGTGCTACCGCCTGACCGCCACCGGCACCCGCGCCGTGCGACGTGGCGCGATCAGCCGGCCGAAGGGCCGCGCCAAGTCCGAGCTGGCCGCATTCGTGTCCTGCTTCGAGGCGCTCGGGCCGGCCCGTTTCCACCACTTCGCCAAGCGCGGCGAGGTCTCCCCGTGGGGCTACGCCTACGCGACCGGCGAGCCTGTCGGCGTCCCGGTGAAGCGCCCGAACATCTCCTGTTTCGCCACCGAGCTCGGCCAGTCCGGCAACACCTACGACGCGATCCGCTACGTCCTCGACCCCGAGACTGCCTCGCCCGCACTCCTCGCGGACTACGGGAAGATCGACGTCGGGATCACCCGCATCCTGCTCCCCGGTGGCGGCGTGATCGAGCCGGAGACGGCGAAGGACTCGTCCAAGGATGGCGGCAAGGAGACCTTCGTGGTCTTCGACGAGACGCACCTGTGGGTCCTGCCGACGATCAAGCGCCTGCACCAGGTCGTGATCCGCAACCTTCTCAAGCGGAAGATCGCCTCCGGCTGGGCGATGGAGACCACGACCATGTTCGCCCCGGGTCAGGATTCCGTCGCGGAGGGCACGCACTCCTACGCCCGCGCCCTAGCGGAGCGCCCGTCACCGTCGTCCCGCTTCGTGTTCGACCACCGGCAGGCGTCGCCGAAGTGGGACGTGACCAAGCGCTCCGACCGGCTCGGCGGCCTGCACGAGGTCTACGGTCCCGCCTCCGCATGGATGGACCTCGACGCGATCTGCGACTCCTACGACGAGCCGCAGACGTCGCCCGCCGAGTGGGAAAGGTACTGGTTCAACCGGCCGGTCTCCATCCAGGGCGCCTTCGTCTCCGAGCGTGCCTACGTCGAGTGTCACATCGCCCGAGAGATCCCCGACCACGCGGACGTGGTGCTCGCCCTCGACGGCTCCTACAACGGCGACTCGACGGGCATCATCGCGGTGCAGTTGGGGGAGTTCCCGCACACCGTCGTCGGCGGCCTGTGGGAGAAGGACGAGACCGACCCCGACTGGAAGATCAACTACCAGGACGTCGAGGACCACATTCGGATGCTGTGCAAGCGGTGGCGCGTGGTGGAGATCACCGCGGACCCGTACCGCTGGGCGCGCTCGCTGGAGGTCCTCGCGGAGGAGGGACTCCCGGTCGTGGAGTTCCCGCAGTCCAGCGTCCGCATGTCGCCGGCCACGAAGCGGCTGAAGGACATGATCAACACCCGCACCGTCTCCCACGACGGGGACATGCGCCTCGCACGCCACGTCTCCAACGCGGTCCTCAAGGAGGACGCACGGGGGGAGCGGCTCGCCAAGGAGGCCAAGACCTCCACGAAGCGCATCGACCTCGCCGTCTGCTGGGCGATGGCGCTCGACCGGGCCGTCAACTACGCGCCCGAGCCCGCCGCGTCCTCGTTCTTCATCCTCTAAGGAGTGCCCATGCTGGCTACCGCGCTCCAGATCGTCGGCGCCGTCCTGCTCGTCGTCGGCGTGTCCTTCGCCTTCGGTTGGGCCATCGGCATGATCGTTGCGGGCTGCGGCTCCGCTCTCATCGGCTACGTCCTGGAGAGTGAGTAATGCTGAAGCGACTCATGCGGAGCGCCGCGGAGGAGCGCGCCATCTCCTTCCAGACCCTGTGGGGATCCGGCGCGGACATGGTGCCGCAGACGTGGGCCGGGAATGCCGTCAACTACGACACCGCGCTGTCCCTGTCCACGGTCTACTCGTGCGTGCGCCTGCTGTCGGACACGATCTCGACGCTGCCCGCGGACACGTTCTTCCGCAAGGACGGGGAGCGGCTGCCGTTCCGTCCGAAGCCGGCGTGGGTCGACATGCCCGATACGGGCATCACCCGCGAGGACCACATTCAGCAGGTCGTCTACTCGATGCTGCTCTCGCATGGCGCGTGCGTGCGGAAGTACCGCAACAGTCTCGGCGAGGTCGTGGCGCTGGTGGCGCTGGACCCGCTGCGCGTGGAGCCGCGCTACGCCGCCGGTGGGCGTCTTGAGTTCTGGTGGGATTCGACGAAGGTCATCCCCGCCGAGGACATGATCTACCTGCCGATGATCCGCAAGCCGGGTCAGGCGAAGGGTGTCTCCCCGCTGGACGAGGTGAAGCAGACTCTCGGCCTCGCCTCCGCGCTGGACGAGTTCGCGGCCCGGTTCTTCTCTGGCGGCTCCACCGTATCCGGCATCATCGAGGCGCCTGCTGTCCTCACGCCGGAGCAGGCGCTCGACGCGAAGACGGCTTTCGAGGCGACCCACAAGGGCAACCGGAACTCCCACCGCGTCGCTGTCCTCGGCGGCGGCGGCAAGTTCACGAAGACGACGGTCGATCCCGAGAACGCGCAGATGCTGGAGTCCCGCAGGTTCGCGGTGGAGCAGATCGCCGCGATCTTCCGCGTCCCGCTCCACATGCTGATGGTTGCCGCTCCCGGCGTGCAGTCCTACGCATCGAACGAGCAGAACGCGATCCAGTTCGCCACGTACACGCTTCGCCCGATCATCGCCAAGATCGAGGCCGCCTACTCGCCGCTGCTCCCGGGTGGCGCGTTCCTGCGGTTCAACATGGATGCGATCCTGCGCGGCGACCTGACGACGCGCTACACCGCCTATTCACAGGGCATTCAGGCGGGCTTCCTGACGATCAACGACATCCACCGCTGGGAGGACATGCGCCCGGTTCCCGGTGGCGACGTGTACCGCGTCCCGCTGGCGAACGTGAACCTGTCCGCGGCCGATCTCGTGGAGTTGGACAAGCGGGTGACGATGGCGCAGAAGCTCGTCAACTCGGGCTTCGACCCGGCAGACGCGCTGAAGGCGATGGGCCTGGACCCGATCATCCACACGGGCCTGCCGTCCGTGCAGTTGCAGCCGACGATGAACATCGACCCGAACGACCCGGCGTCCGCATACCCGGTGCGCTCCCTGGAGGCGCTCGCCGAGGCCATCGCGCAGGCATCACGCCCGACGGTCCGCAAGGTGGAGCGCGACGAGCAGGGCTTCATCAGCCGCATCGTGGAGGTAGACGAATGACCGAGCTGTACGCCATGACCATCACCGCGACGGGGGAGGTCCGCGACGCGGACGGGAACCTCGTCAGTCAGCAGGACATCACCGAAACCATCACCCTCACGGCCGAGCAGTTGCAGGAACTCATCGAAGGAGAGACATCGTGACAATCGGTGTGAGCGCGACCGTTATCAACACTTGGCTGGATTCGGTCTTCGCGACCGCGAACTGCTATTTCAAACTCCACACAGGAGACCCCGGCGCTGCCGGAGCCACCCTCGCCGCCGTCGGCGATGCGACCCGCAAGCAGTTGACGATGGCTGCTGCTGCTGCCGGGTCGAAGGCGATGACGGGCACAGGTGGCCCCTGGACGAATGCCGCCACGACCGAGACCCTGTCGCACGGTTCCGTCTGGTCTGCGGCGGCGGCGGGCACGTTCAATGCTTCGGCAACCCTGACCGCTCCGCAGGCTTGGGTCGCCTCGAATACCTTCACGTTGACGTCGTTCACCGTGAGCGTGTCTCCAGTAGCGGCCTAGCCCGATGGCCGTCTACCGGGCTACCGTCAACGCACGCGCAGGCGTGAACACGGCGAACA